AGGGGATGTCCCCTCGTCACTGCTTCGGCACTTGCGTTAGCTGCCGAGCGTGGCCTTTTCAGGCGCGTCACTACAGCCTTCCGTTGGCTCATAACGTAAAACTGACATAGGCAGCCCACATGAGCACTCCAGCGATCTCCAAAAATGCCTCGTTCATCACGCCCGGAATTCATTATGTGATTTCGGGGGGTGTCCGTACGGATAAACCGTATAACACCCAGGTTACTAAGGTGTCGCAGGAGTCCCGACCGGCCAGTATCACAAACCGGAAGGATGCTAGTGGGTGGCGCCAGCCCTCAGGCTGGAGCCATTCTGTCTATGAAGCTACCCCTTGTCCTATCGGAGGTAACTTTCGTACCCAGACCAAGATCGCTACTCAACAGGGTCATCCTGAAGATGGCGAGTACTGGTTCGACGGTGCGGGTTGGTCTGCATCTACGTCCGCTTTACCCGGATTCCCTGGGACTCTTATCCCACGGGCCGAGATCGCGGCGCTGCAGAAATTGAAGAATCAAAAGGTCAATCTCGCTCAGGCTTTCCTTGAGCGCGAGCAGACTGCTAGGCTCTTCACCTCGGCTTGCACGAAAATTGCTCATACCGTGCAGGCTTACCGCTCTAAGAATCCCAAGTGGATCTGGGATCTCATTGTGGTCAACGAAGGAAGCCGTGGTCGCCCCATACCACAATCGTGGCTGGAGCTTCAATACGGCTGGCGTCCGTTGATGAGTGACGTCTACGGCAGTGCAGATGCCCTCCGGGAAACCGAAGGTAACGGGAACGCTTATCGCGTATCCGTAACTGCTACTGCTAAGCAGACTGATCCTATCAGCTGGAAGAAGGGTACTGGGGCTTTTGGCCCCCCTGTCCTGTACATCAATGTGCATGGAAAGGTCAAGCATATTGCACGGGTAAACCTTGTGTATAAGCTTGAGAACCCTTTACTCGCCTCTCTGGCGTCCATCGGTGTAACAAACCCGCTGGCGCTGGCTTGGGAGCTTTTACCGTACTCGTTTGTCGTTGATTGGTTCACCCCTCTGGGTTCTTGGATCAATTCAATGGATGCAGCCTTGGGATATTCTTTCCTCGGCGGCAGTCGAACGGTGTTTCAGGAGCTTGAGGAGTCTGGTAAGGGTTTCTCGGGTACATTCGGGAACCCCTTGGGTACTACAATTGTCCCCCTCGGCTACCCATCCTACTATTGTAGGCGGATGTCGATGACCAGAACGGTTTACTCCTCTTCACCCCTGCCGCGGTTTCCAGGTTTTAAGAATCCGCTGTCGACCGGTCACGTAGCTAACGCCATGGCGTTGCTCGCGACCGCCTTCCGTTAACCTCCATTTCGGAGTTCAGCATATGCCTGCTTTCGGCAATCTCACCATCAATGATGGTGCTACTACCCCTGTCGCCCACACGTTCTCGCCGGTAAAAATCGACGGTGACGTGGCTACTTGGGCCGATCGCTCCTCGGGTGTCCCCAGCAAATACATCGTGCTGACGGCCTCGAATCGCGATCCGTCCAATGGCAACGGGCAGGTGAACCGTGAACAGTTTTCTATCTCGTTCCCGGTTGTTGCTGATGGAAGCGACCCCTCGGTGAAGGCTGGTACCCTGCTTCGGACCTTGCGGTTCGAAGGGACCATCCTTCTCCCGGTGTCGTCGACGCTTCAGGAACGCAAAGACCTCTACGCGTTTATCAAGAATTTCCTGGCGACTGCAGCCGTGCAGTCCATGGTCCAGGATCTTGAACACGTCTACTAGTGGCTTCTGTCACTAGTCGGAGGCGGCCTATCAGAGCCGTCCCTGCCGTGTCACGTGATATGTCTCCCACCTTGCACCTTAACAACGTGCTTGGCGGTGGTTCCTATTACCTAGTGAGGTTTACCTTATGGGTACGAAGCGTCCTTGCCCTTCTAGGGGCATGTACCGTCACAATGAGTGTATCGCAACCAACGGCGCTGTTGGGCTTTTTAAAGCCCTCGGCACCGATCTCGGCCGAAAAGCCGCTGGTCTTCTCGAACGAGGAGACTTTGCGACTCTATTGCAACTCAACGTCGATGCATTGACGTATGACTGCCCGGATTCCTTTCGGGATGACTATTTTGTCTGTGAACACCTCTCAAAGTTTCCGAACTTTGACGTGGGCATCGACCGAGTGGCTGTCGCGTTGGAGAAATTCCGGAAATCCGAGACGGACTGTCTGCATGCTAACCATCGCATTAGGTCAAGCTTCGGCACAGCATCAACAACTGTGTCGTGCGCGTCGCTTATGTATACGGCGCGTAGAAAAATAGCTCGACTACTCGGCCCCTTCTCTTGGGACGAGGCAGAACAGCACTTTGGGTTCGGTCCGGGCTCTACAACGAGCTTGAAGCGGATTCACGGTGATGCCTACTACAAATTCGGGGCTTCTAAGCCTCATGTGACAAAGGAATGCTTGGCGCTCGGATATACGGCGATTCGTCGTGTACCAAGATGGTTTTCTCGTCTTGCCGGTTTCCCCGGAGAGCTATCAGAAGAACAGTTTAAGGAACTGTCTGACAGGGTTCGCCCCGAAGACATACTGACAATTGTTCCTGGTAACCAAGTTATCACAGTACCGAAGAACGCAAAGACCGATCGTGTGATTGCCAAAGAACCCGATATGAACATGTACGTTCAGAAGGGTATCGGCGGAGTCATACGTCGTCGGCTCAAGCGGGTAGGGGTTGATCTAGACGATCAGTCTCTAAACCAGCGGCTGGCCCTTGAAGGGTCAATTACTGGTCAACTCGCAACAGTCGATTTGTCTGCAGCCAGCGACTCAGTGGCTTTAGAGCTGTGTCGTGAACTGCTCCCTCCTGACTGGATGACGGCAATTGAGACCTGCCGTTCTCCACAGGGCGTTCTCCCTTCTGGTGATATTGTTGTGTACCAGAAGGTGTCTTCGATGGGAAATGGGTTCACGTTTGAGCTTGAGGCCCTGATATTTTGGGCTTTAATCCACGCGGTCCTAGACTACCATTCGACGATCGAACGTCGCGTAGCTGTTTACGGAGATGATCTGATCTTTTCCGTAGATATGTACGAGCCTGTTGTTGACCTCCTATCTTTTTGCGGGTTTACCGTGAACGAGAAAAAGAGTTTCGCTACGGGTAAGTTCCGCGAGTCGTGTGGAAAACACTACTTCGCGGGCCGTGACGTCACGCCCTTCTACTGCCGCGAGGCAGTCGATACTCCGGAACGCTTGATTTGGTATGCGAACTCGATCCGCCGGTGGGCCCGTTGGTCCACCGGTTACGGTCTTGACGCACGCCTGCAAGCAGCCTACCTCAACGCCGTGTCTTTGCTGCCTAAATTTTGGCAGAAGCCACGTATCCCAGATTCTCTGGGAGATATTGCGTTGTTCGGCGACTTCGATGAAGTTCGCCCTCGTCGTGCCCGTTCTGGGCACGAAGGGTGGGTTGGCCTTGGTGTTGCCCGCAAGGGCTTCACGTTCCTCCCGGAAGACGTCCCTACCCTCTTAAAAGCCCTTTATGAGCTTGAAAAGAGAAAGGACGTGAGCGGTGACTCTCCGTTCGGCGTTCCATTGCCAAAGCGGAGTGTCGCGTGGCGGGTCGTAAGACCTGTCACTGAGCTGTGGGAAAGCTTCGGTCCGTGGGCTTGATGCCTACGGCTCCTTGGGAGTCTTAGTTACAGACTTCCTGGGGATGCGCCCTGACATAGGGTCCGAAGTCCTTTCTTCCCCCGAAACCCTTGGGGGATGGAGGGTGGGCCATTGGCCCACCGTAGAGACG